GACCAGACCACATTGCCGGATATGCGCTGGGTGCCGAAGACCGTTGGCAGCGGCGCGCCTTCCTCGCTGGTCTGTATGATGCGATCATTCAGGCGCGGGCCTTCCAGGTGCGGTCCTGGCGGCGGGTCGATGATGCTGCCGGCGGTGTAGCCCCAATAAGCGCCCTTGAGTGCGGCGCCGGGTCCGCCGATGACCAGGCCGATGGTGGCGCCGATGACTGCGCCGATGCCTTGCCCTGCGCTCATGCTTGCACTCCATGGATACGGTAGATGGCGCGCAAGCGCTTGTACCATAGGTCGTCGATGCGATGCTCGACCACTTTACCGGGCTTGGCCCAGGCGTGAATTACGGCCGGCGCATCGTGCAGCGTGCTGGCGATGCCGACATGGCGCGGTTCGCCGGCAAAGGAAAACAGCAGTACATCGCCGGCTTCGAGGTCGTAAAACGGGATTTTCTGGCCATGCGCATGCAGCGTATTGCTGATCAATTCCGGGTCCGGACTCAGGCTGTAGGTGGCCGGCGCAGTGACATCCAGCCCGGCTTCGGTGGCGACCATCAGCAGCAATCCGCCGCAATCGACACCCTGGCGGCTGCGTCCCTGGTGCACGAACGGCACACCCAGCCAGGTACGGGCAATGCGGACGATTTCAGCGGCGGCGATCATGAGGCGTTGGGATATTGCAGCACGGCATCCGGGCCGGGAATATGTGGCGCGCCGCGAAAGTTGATGACGTTGCCGTATGTGTCGCGGCAGGTGCTCAGGTTCTTGTCGCAGCCGTCTGCCACGCTGTAGGTGTCGCCGCTGCTGATGGCGTGCGGCAGCGGCAGGGCAAGCGTGATGCTGCCGCCGCTGGCAATTTTGACTTCCATCGCGTAATTGGCATTGGCGCCTGATGTCCATGTCAGCAGTCCGCCCGGTGTGGCGGGCAGGTCGCTGGCGGTGAAGGTCTGCCAGTCGGCGCTATCCGCCGTTGCGCTGCCGGTGGTGGTGTAGTCGGCAATGTCAAGTCCGCAGCGCGCATCACAGAAATCCGCATTGCAGCGGCGGGTGATGACCTGGCCGACGGTGTTTTGCAGCGCTTGCGACAGGCTGCGCATTTCCGCGATGTAGCTGGTGCCGGCTGCCTGGACGTTGCCGATGGTGCCGGCCTGAACGATCATGGTGCCCATACTCAAATCGGACCAGTTGCACAGGCTGACAACGATGGCGGCACCATCCCAGACGCCGGCCAGGATGTCGGCTTCGGTAATGACTTCGCCCTCGATGGCGCCGGAGATATCCAGATTGTCGACCGAGGTTCCGAGCCGGCTTTGCGCGGCGCTGGCAGCGAAACCGGTATCGGCACGGTAGGTGATGCCGCCGATGATCAGATCCTGATCTGCGGTGGTAAAGCCGAACACCTGGCCATCGCGCCGCGTGACCTGCCACAGCCAGGCCAGCGTGGTGACTTCCTGCGCCAGATGTGCGATCAGGGCTGCACTGGCGTATTTCATGGCTTGATCTCGATGATCGGCAGGCTGGGCACGGAATACAGGCGCTGGCCCGGGCCGGATTCCAGCATGGTGGCGCGGATTTCGTCGGCATCGAAGCGCGCCGGCACGTCGAACTCGCCGGACCAGGTAAGCGCTTCACTTGCTTGTGGGTATTTCTGGCCGCTGCCGCTGCCGACGGTGATGGTTTTGCCGCTGGTGTTGGTGGCAAGCGTGAATGTGTAGGGTCCTGCGCCGCTGACGCCGTTGATGGTGTGCGCCAGGCCGTTTAGCAGCGCGGAATCGGTGCCGGTAAATCCAGTCAGGTATAGTTTTTGCCCCGCGATCAGCGTGCCCGGGTTGGCGGCAAGCACGACTTGCGTCGTGGCGCCGACGGTCACGCTGCTGGCGTTGCTGGTGGCATCGTAGACCCAGGTTAGCAGTCCGGTGGTGGTGTCGATCGTGTAATGGGTGGTAACGGTTTTCAGCACTCCACCGCGATAGATGGCGGCGGCCGGGCTGGTGACAGGTTTTTTGATGTCGCGGTCGAAAGTGCTGCTGCCGCTGGTGTAGCGTTTTTTCAGTTGCAGCGTTGGCGTGCCGTCGCCGACACCGATGCCGATGATGCCCTGGCTGATGCTGACTTGATAATCGGCGTGATCTTTATAGCGGAAGCCGTTGGCGCGGCCGGCGCAGACACGGAAAAACGCAATCAGCGCATCGAGTTGGGTCTGGTTGCGGGTAAAGCCAATATCCCAGCGGCCGCGTGCCTGGCTCCAGTTGGCATTGCGGTGCTCAAAGCCGGATGCGGTGGCGACGATATCGGTGTTGAAAACCGGGCCGCCGCTGCCGCCATAGCTCTGATCATCAGGCAGGCGTTGTTCAATAAAACTCATGAATACCTCCGCGCGCCCTGCACGGCGCGGGCCAGGTCGGCCTGAATCTGGCCGGATGATTTGCGGAAACTGGCGGCATCCGGCGTACTGACGTTGAAATGGATGTTGATGGCGCCGGAACCGCCGCCGTTGCGTTGCTGTGCCGGCGTGCGAATCGCCACTTGCTCGCCCGGCGTGGCCTTGAAGGCGACAAGTTGCGAGTCGGTGCCGCCGCTTCCGCCGACGGTGAAGGCGCCACCGTTGGCAAAGCCGAACAGGCTGGCGACGCTGCCAAGCAGGTTCTGGTCAGATCCGCCAGTTCCACCGCTGCCGAAGATTGACCGCGTGATGTCGGCGGCGATGGCCTCGGCAGCCATGCGCTTCAGCACGTTGCCGAAGCCTTTCAGCATGCCGTCAACGCCATCGCTGAACGGGTCGAACAGGTAATCGGCCAGGCTGGATTGCAGCCCCTTGATGGCGTTTTCCCAGAAGATATCGGTTTCGCTGGCGACTTTTTTCATTGCCTCACCGAATCCGGCGGCGGCGTCGATCTGTTCCTGCCAGTAGAGATTGGCGGCGGCGGCCTGTTCCGGCGTGAACAGGCCGGCATCCTGCAATTGCTGCACTTCGTCTAGCTTGTCGCGGTATTGCTGGATCGGGTCAAGAATCGAGATTTGTGCGTCGCGCATGCGACCAAGAGCGGCGGCAGCGCGCTCGTCCTGGGCGATCTGGTCGTTGCGCAGGCTGTCTAGCGCATCGAATTCGGCTTGGCTGTTGGCGATGCGTTCGGCCTGCGCGGATTTTTCGGCGGCGGTACGCGCGGCATAGAACGGGTCGATGGTGTCGAGCTTGTCTTTTGCAGCTTTGCCGGCGCCGCCGGTTTTCAGCAGGTCGGCGGGCAAGTCTGCGCGCGGCGTCTTGGCGATTTTGTAGTCGGCATAGGGCGCACCCAGGGCGAGCGCTTGCGTGCGCTGGATCTCGAGCAGGCTGGCTTTCAGCTTTTGCAGATTCGCCAGGCGCGTGCGTAGTGCAGGGCCATCGATGCCGGCGATGATGCCTTGCGGCGTGTCGGCATCCTTCAGTTGCAGGTTGATGGCTTCGATTTCGCGGCGCACGTTTCGCAGGTTGTCGGCGTTATCGCCGGTCGGATTGATGCCGCCCAGGATCAGGCTGACAAATCCGCCATGCTGCTGCGATAGCCGGATGGCATCATTCCAGCGTTCAAGCAGGGCATTCATGCTGGGCAGCAGTTGCGTGGCGATGCTGACGCCGACGCCAGCCGCCTGGGCCTGAAACACGGTCAGCGCATCGTTGAACTTCTCGGCCTGCTTGGCCATTTCGCTGGTGATCGGGTTGAGCTGGCGACCTTTTTCCACCATGTCCTGCAAGGCGGCACCGCCGCCATTGAGCAGCGGGATCATGTCGGCGCCGGCCTTGCCCATCAGGTTCATGGCGATGGCGGTTTTCTGCGCACCATCCGGCAATGCGGCGAACACATCGGCCAGTTGCGCCATGGCATCATCGGCATTGGTTGCCGTGATGCCCAGCTTTTTCAGCAGCGGGTCTTGCTCGGCAATGTGCTTGCTGAGCTGCCGCACGCCGGTGCCGAAATTCTCGATGCTGATGCCGGACAGGTCCGCGGCGACCTTGTAACCGGATAATTGCTCGACGCTGATGCCGAGTTTCTGGCTCAGTTTGGCGGTTTCGTCGGCGGCATCGATGGAGGATTTGACGAAACTGGCAAAACTGCCGACACCGATGGCTGTGCCGATGGCGGCAAAGGCTTGCCCGGCTTTGGCAAAGCTGGCCTGCATGCGCTGGCTTTGCCGTTCCGCCACCTGCGCGGCGCGGCCCATGTCGCGCTCGATGTTGGCGAGGCGTGCATTCAGGTCGATTGTGAGACTGGCAAAGGCCATCGGTTACTCCGTTTTACGGTGATCGCGTATGCGGGCGAGTTGCAGGATCAGCCCTTCCGGGTCGCTGATGCCGAGCATGTCGCACACGATCGGCAGGGCGGCCCAATCCAGCGCATTGCCCATCAAGTTCCATGCCCGAATGGGCAGTGCAATTCCGGGCGGCTGGGTGCCTGGCCTGACCTGCTCGGGCAAATCAAGCGCGTCAAGCCAGGCGGTCAGTTTTTTGCTTCTTCCTCCCGCTTTGCGCGACGCGCTTCGAAGGCGTCAGTGACCGCCTTGAACAAAGGCGCAATGGCATCTTCGTTGTCGTTTAGCCATTCCGCGAACAGACGGGAATCGAATGGGACCGGCTCGGGGCTGCCGCCGGGGATCAGGTCGATTTCCTTGAGCGACCAGCCGACGACAGCGCTGTGCAGAATGCGCCGGTAGCTCAGGCGTTTTCCGCCCAGGCTTTCGGCGATGTCTTCCATTTCTCCGGCATTTGGCACGCGCACCGTGAAGCGGAAGCCAAGCGCTTTGGCCTCCACTTCGCGCGCGCGGCGCATGCGTTCGATGAGCTTTTCTGCCTCGCTCATGCTCAGGAGGCGTAGTAGGTGGGTTGGCCCTGGCTGGTGATCACGGCTTGCGTGGTTACCAGTTGCTGTGCGCTGCCGCCCGGTGCGCCGGAGAAGCCGACATAGCCGGCGAAGGCCATGATCTTGCCGCCGGTGCCGAAGGTGAATTTGAATGCGCGCTTGGCCTGGCTGTCGCTGGCGGTTTTCATGGCAATCTGGCCGGCGTCGGCGGGGTCCCAGATGTTGTCGAAGGTGTAGCTCTGGCCATTCGGCAAGCCGGGAATTTCAGACTTTTGCGCGGCATGCACGGTGGTGGTGTCGATCATGTCGAAGTTGCCGCCGCTGTTGCTGATGCTGGTGGCGCTGGTGATGCTGGTGCCAAATGTGATTTTTGCGGCAGTTCCGGCGCTGAAGGTGTCGAAATCAGTGGAATCGACGCCCTCGACCTGGAACGTGTCGGTGGTGACGCCTGCGACACGCACCACGCGATCATTGAGCTGGTGCATGCCGGTAATGCTCAGAAACACGTAATCTCCGTTGCTGTAGCCGTGTGAGGCGCTGGTGATGACAGCGGGATTGGCCTTTGTGATTCCGGTGATGGTCTTGTCGGCGGCGATGGCGGATTGCATCGCAATGGCGACGTTTTTCCATACGGTGGCGGTAGTCATGGTGCGGGTTCTCCAAATAAAAAAACCCGCTCAGGGCGGGTCGTGCGAAAACAACCGGGTATTCATGCCCGGCGGATGGGGGTAAACGTAAAAAGTGGTCAGGCCAGAATTTCGATATCCAGTGTAGTTGCCAACCGGTTGGTGGCTTCGTCCATTTCTGCGCCGCGCGCGGTGATGCTGAAGTCGCTACCGCTCAATGCGACCTCGACAGCATCGGCCAGACCTTCTGCGGCGAGGCGGGTATCCGCCCAGCAGGCGACAACCAGGCGCGCGATGTGCCCAAGCGTCGTGCCATGGAGCGTGCTGATCGGGTCGCTGCCGACGCGCTCGTAGCCGATGTAGGGCGTGGCTTTTTCTTCCGGGACTAGATCCGGGTAAATGCGCGTGCTGACCAGCGCGGTGACGCCGGCGGCGGTGCTGAGGATGCTGTAGAGGGTGGATTCGGCGCTCATGATCGTCTGGCGTTGGCTTTGTCGATGTGGGTTTTGACGCGGGCCTGAAAAATATCGATTGCTTTCTGGGCGTTGCTTTCGAAAGCCTGAGTCAGAAACTTTCTGGCCGGCTGTTTCTTGGTGCCAAACTCCTGAAACCGCCAGTAGAACGGGTCGAATGGGTTTCTTGCGCTGGCCTTGCCGCCCAGGCCTTTGCGTTTGCGCACGGCGAGATAAACGCCGATCTCTCCATCGCGGCCGTTGTAGCGCTTGCTGGCCTTGGTAATGATGGATTTCTTCAGCGTACCGGGCAGGCGATAGGGATGCGGCTTTTTCAGGGTTGGTGCATTGGCGATGGCGGCCTTGCGGATTGGTGCTGCGGCATCGCGCAAGGCGGCGCGCACAACCTTCTTTTTTAGGTCGGCGGCGAGGTCTTTCAGCGCCAGTTTGAGGTCGGCCAGGCCGGCAACGGTTTCAGCCATTTTTTAGCCCTTTGCTGCATTGCAGGTTGTAGTCGACGCCATCGTCGCTGGGGATGATGGCGTGAAGGGTATAGATGTCGCTGCCGTGCTTGATGCGCCAGTCGTCGGCAATGCTGCCTGCTGCCGCCTTGCGGACGATGATGCGGGCGGTGACCTCGCTTTGCGCCTGCTGGGCGGCGATCAAAGCGCGGCCGGATAGGGCGGAAACATCGGCCCATACGGTGGCGACATCGGTCCAGGTGATGACCTCGCCGCCCATGGCGTCGCGCGTGGGTGTGCCTTTGCTTTGCAGGGTGACGCGGTGGCGGAGTTTTCCGGCGGGGATCATGGTCAGCCTACGTGGTGGATGCGGTACGGATCGAGCAGGCCGTCGATAAACCGGCCGGGCATTTCGGTCAGGCCGCTGGCGTGTTCTTCGCGCTGGGCATACAGGCTGGCGATGCGGACCATCATCCAGGCGCGGATGGCTTGCGGCACGGCGGTTGAGTCGGCGCCATAGCCGGCGACGAAGCGGATGCGCACGGCGTTGTCGGAAGTGTAGGTGGCGGGCCAGGATTGGCCGCTGTTCAGCACAAGGCGCGGCGGCAGGCTTTCGCTGATCAGGCTGTAAACCGTGCTGGCCAGCGTTTGCTCTGCGCCGTCGCTGTCGAGATATTTCACGCTAGTGATGCTGGATACCGGGCCGGTGTCCAGATCCATGCTGTCGGCAAACGCAGGCAGGACTTGTTCCCAAGTCTGGTTGATCAGCCGGCGACCGGTTTCGTGCTCGACCTGTTCGCGCGCGGCGGCGATCAGCGCGGTGACGAGGGTGTCGTCGTCGGGGTGTTCGATGCGCGCGTGCAGCTTGGCCTCGGTCAGTGTGACGGGTTCAGCGGCGGGGGCGGTGATGAGTGTCAGCATGGGCGTTTGCTATGGGCGTTAAAAACCCGCCTGGGCGGGTTATGTTGTTGTTGCTGATATGATGTTTGGCGGTCGGTAATAACCAGGCAGTTGTTTGCGCTCAATCTCGCTGCGCCAGGATTGGTAACAGTGGGCGGACTGCCAGAAAATAAGCGCATCAATCGCCCGGTAAGCACGGTCACCGATGTATCCCTGAAGGTACGCGCGGAACGCCCTAGCGCTGATAGTTTCGTCGGCCATGCCCCAGCCGTCGCCATCAATCCAGATCAGTGTATTGATCAGTTGATCGATGGCGATGAGGAATTGCATCAGCTCGGCCAGCCAGTAACCAGGTCAACCGCTGCAACCTGCTCTACCGTGGTTGCCGCAAGCACAGCGGTTTTGAGGCCGCGCGCGTGCAGATGCACGGCCAGACCATGGCTGCCCAGCGCCTGCATCATGCCGAGCACACCCATTGCATCCAGGGCCAGCAGGCTGTTGTCGGCACAACTCCACTCCAGTGCATACGGCACACTGGCAGACAGCGCCATCTGCGCGGTACTGGCGGCGACGGTGATGCGCTGGCACGATACCGGATCGGCGTCGATCTGTTTGCCGAGATAGGTAAACGTCCCTTGCTCGATTGCATCGCGGGTGGCGTTGATTTGTGTGATGGCTGCAAATTGCGCGGATTGCAGCGCGGTTTCTGCCCATGCTGGCGATCCGGTGCCGGTGTGGACGCGGTAGTCGGCAGGGCCGTAAACGGCGATCTGCGCGCCGATGCCGTGGGCGGCGATGGCGGCGGCGTAACTGGTGTACGTTTGCGTGCTCATGAGCCGAACTCCACGAACAGGGCGGAACTATAGATTGTCAGTGCCTGACTGCTTGCGTTCTGCACGCTGAACTGCATATATCCATCGGCAGTGAGATCTGAAAACACCAGCGTCTGTAGTGCCAATGGAGTCGTTGAACTTCCTACCGCGCCTGCGGTTCCTGATATGCCTGCAGTATCGGTAACAACAATAGATGATTTATCAACAGAATGCGCTACGTTCAACGTGTTGTTTGATGTGAATACCCCTGCCTGTGCGCCGGCGAGTAAACCGGCTTCCGTTGTAGCCGACCGAAAACGCACCGCTCTGGTTTTGCTATCGCTCGCCGCTGCCTGCTGGATTTCTACACTAAGGCGAAATCTATCCCCTGGTTTCAGCATGCCGCCCTTGATCAATCGCGCCACGCCATACAATGCCTCTGCCGCGTCAGCCGCAACAACCAGCCCGGTCTCGCCGTTGTGGTAATTCATCAGGCAATGCTGCTGCGAGACAGGACGCCAGCGTGTTCCGCTTGACATGCACAGTACGCCATAACCTTGCGGGCCGGGAAAGTCATCGACCCAGATAACCGTTCCTCGGTTGCCTACAGATGCGGACGGCAAAGCGGCCCAGGTTGTGCGCGAAAAACTGCGGCCGGTTACTGGCCCATCAGTGACATTGGACAGCCGCGCAATCCCTGCCGAAATCAGCGTGGCTTCGTTAGCCAGCGTGGCGACATCTCCGGGTTGGTAGCCGTTCCAGCTTGTGAGAAATCTGATGGTCATGCTTGCGCCTCCTTGGGCTTACGAGTGCGTTTGTGTTCAGGTGCGGCCGGGGTTTCAGGTACGGCGTCAGGTTTGTTGACGTAATCCGCTGCGGCGCAGTCCTCGACCAGATGTTTGGCGAAGGCGGCATCGGTGCGAAGCAGGTCGCCGGTTGATAGCGCGCCATAGCGGCTGGTGGTGACCGAGCCTTTGATTTTGACGGTGACGAGTTCCATTTGTTTTTCCAGGTTCGTGAAAGGTTCAAGGTTCATGGTTCAAGGTTTATGTACCTTGTCCCATGCTCCTTGAACCTGGCCGTTAAGCCGGGGTCAGATCGCCAGCGCGGATGGCGGCCGGGCGCTCGGTTGCGAGTGCCAGGCGACGTTCGGCGCGGATGGTGATTAGGTTCTTGGTGAAGTTGTCGCTGTCGCTGTCACTCATCTCCACGATGACGCCTTCGCGCTCGTAGATGGTGCCGGCCTGGGCGAAATCGCCGACTGCGACGTTGTCTGCTGTCATGCCGATGGCGCTGACAACGCGACGGCCGAACAGCACCGGGCGGCCCATTTCGTCGTAGCGGAATGCGACGAGGTTGGTGTTGGCGGTGAAGATGTCGATTTCGACCTGGGCCCAGTCTGCGGGGTTGAGCACGATGGCGTCCGGGTTGTAGCCGGCGGCTTCCATGTCGCCGATGATCTTGCGGATCAGGACCAGCTTCTTGAGCGTGCTGCCCAGGTTGGCATCTGCGTAGCCGTGGGCGGTGTAGTTGCCGCTGTCCAGGATTCCGCTGATGTTGGGGGCCGTGCCGTCGCCACTGACCAGCTGGGTCTCGACCTTGCGGTTGACGCCGTAGCGCATGCGCAGGTCGACATAGGCGGCCAGGGCTGCGTTGTCGGCTGCGAGCTGGCGGCTGATCTTGATCCAGTGTGCGACGGTTGAAACCGGCATGTTTACCAGTGTCCAGGTCAGGGCGGATTCGGCCTTGGCCGCGCCTTCTGCCGCTTCCGCCGCGCTGTTAGTGAAGACGTTTTCCTTCGTGAACTCAATGGCGTTGGAGGTGGTTGGCACATGGGCAAACAGGCTTTCCATGCTCAGCGGCTGGAATGCACCGCCGACGATTCCGGGACGGCGATCCGGGGCGACGTTGGCGTCAGCGCCGGTGAGTGTGTTCTTGATCTCGTAGCCGATGGAGCCGACTTTCATTCCGGAGGCGAGCAGGTTGAGCTTGCCTTTGTATTCGTCGCAGCCGATGAACTGCTTGCCCCAGGAGGACATGCCGGGCTTTTCGTCTGGCATGGCAACGCCCTTCTGCTTGAGCTGGATGATTTCGTCAGCCAGTTCGCGCTGCTTCAGGCCGAGGTTGTCGATGGCGGTCTGGGTGTCTTTGTCGACGTTGCCGCGTGCCTTGAATTCGGCTTCGGCTTTGTCAGCGTTGGATTTGATGGCGGCCTCGATCTGGTCGATGGCCTTCATTACGGTTGCAAGATCGCTCATGGCGTTTCCTTTCGTTTGGGATGCAGGATGGTTTAAGCGCGGAAGGCGTTCAGGCGTTTTGCCAGTTCTTCCATGGGGTTCGCTTTGGTGTCTTCGGTGCCGGGTTCCTCCCGGCCGAATACGATCTTGGCGCGGCTGATCAGCGCTTGTGTCAGCCCTTTGGATAGGCCGCCTGCATCCCGCAGGAACCTTTCAAAATCTCGGATGGTTTCCAGTTCTTCGACGGCATCTCGCATGTCGTCGAGGTGTTTGATTTCAGTCACGCGCGCCTGGTCGTTGGCGGGGTCGGTGACGATGGAAATCTCTTTCAGTGCCTTGATGCGGTGGATGATGCGCACGCCGTCTGAGCGGCGTTCCGTGCTTTTCGGGTCCGGGATGATGGCAACCGACAAGCCGCTGACAAGGCCTGATTTCATGGCCCAATAGGCGTCTGATGCGCCGCGCATCTGCATGACAAGATTGGCTTCGCCAGCCAGTCCGCGCGCGTCTTCTTTCAGACCAGACCAGCGGCCAACAGGAAGCTGCCCATCAATCCAGTTATGGTTGACGTAGACATCAACTGGTGCGCCTGCTGCCAGTACATCCGCATAGGCGCCGGGCATGATGATGTCGTTCTTGGCATCAACCACGCCGAACACGCTGCCGTAGCCGCTGAAAGCGCCTTCAGACTGCGCATATTTGATGTCGCAATCACTGAGCGATAGGGTCTTGAGTTCCATTGCTGGCTCCTGGTGTGACTTGCCCGAGCTTGTCGAGCGGGACGAGGTTGGTTTGCGCGGTGAGCTGGTCGCCCCCCGGAATTGGCGGGTCGTTTTCAAGCTGTCGGCATTCGTTGCGGGTCTTCAGTCCGTTCTGGACGGCTTTGCTGTAAACCTCGAATCTGTCTTTGATGTTGCTGCGCAAGAGCGCGTCGATTGAAAATTCGACGCTGTACTGGGCGCGCTGGTTGGCGGTAAGTACGCGCTTGCGCAGGGCTTGCTCAAAGCTGACGATGGCCGGGCGGATGGTGAGTTTGTGAAAGCCGTCGAGGATCTGTTCGACGCCGCTGCCCCATGTAGTGACGTTGGCATGACCGACCATCACCGGCGGTACGCCGAACCAGCGGCAGATTTCTTCGACGGTGAATTGTCGGGTGGCGAGTAGCTGTAGGTCGTTTGGTGACAGGTTGACCTGCTGGTATTTCATGTTGGCTTCCAGCACAAACAGGCGACTGGTGGTGCTGGTGGCGAGTTCTTCAAAGTTCTGTTTGACGCGGTCGCGCTGCTCCTTGTTGAGCACCTGGTCGATCATCAGCACGCCGGTCGGTTTTCCGCCGTTGGCAAACAGCCGGTTGGCGGTGGTCTGGGCGTTGGCGGCTTCGTCGGTGGTGGCGCGCATGTAGTCGAGCCGGCTCAGGCCGATGGTGCCGTTGCCCATGCCTTTGAAATGCACGACGCTGGATTCCGACAGGACGGCAACATCTGAGCCGATGCTGTAGAGGTAGACGACGCTGCCATCGGCCAGGATGCGCATTTCTACCTGGTCGGCGGACATTGGCGTCAGTGCGTAGGCTTCTCCGGCG